TAATATGACTATTTCTACAAATTATTCTGCTGGAGATGAAGTTCATAATATGAGTGGTAATACAAAATTTGTTGTAAAAAGGTCAGCTTCTGGTACTGAAGCAGTTCAATTTTATACTCTTGATGGTGGATTTAGAGTAGGTGCATTAAATTCTTCATATCATCACATAATGAGATTAAGTGGTCCATCAAAATATTATTTCGATAATCGTTGTGAAGCTTCTGGTGGATTTCATACGTATTCAGACGAAAAATTAAAGAAGGAAATTACAACTATACCAGGAGCTCTTGATAAAGTAGCTGTTATGAATGGTGTCACGTTTAAATGGAAAGATGCAGACAATAGAGGTAGTGGAGATACAGGTAAACAATTCGGAGTTATAGCTCAAAACATGCTTGAAGTTGATAGCGAATTACCAAGCTTAAATGTTGACCCATTAGCTGAATCGGGCAATGAAGAAACTGATGAAAAATATTATTCAATGGATTATAGTAGAATTACACCATTCTTAATTGAAGCAATAAAAGAATTAAAAACAAAATTAGAAGCTGCAGAAGCAAGAATAGAAACATTGGAAGGATAACATGGCTTATACATTTAAAGATTTAACAAAAGCAGAATTTCAAGAGATTGCCTATGGTGTGGGTGGTGAATTCGATCGTGTTTGGACAATATGCGAATCTGCGGTTGCAGATGGACATAAAAAAGTTTATTACGATAATGAAGTGCATTTATGGCCAGATTTAGATCTTAGTACGAATGATGGTAAACTCGAATGCATGAAAAGAGGATTTGGTGGAACATACTATGATAATAATGGTAAAAACATTGCATACTACTTAGATGATCATTTAGTTTATATAGAAAAAGTTACAATAACAGGATCTGATTGGTATGTAAATTACCATTTAATTGGAGAAGATAAAGACGGAAGTAAAGCTTGGTGGCATTCTGATACTCGTAAAGATGATGAGAAAGCTTTTTTTACTGGATTAGGTTCAGTTACAAAATCATGGCATTTAAATGTAGAAGTAAGTCCTTCAGTTGATGAAGAAACTGATGGAAAGAAATTTCTAGGATGGGACGTTGATGCATCTGATATAACAATACACGACGCTGTAACATGGTTTACCACTGATGATTATAGACCATATACATTTACATGGGGGTCATAGATGGCTAATTATGCAAGAACATTAGACGTAACTGCGAGTCTTTCAAATGCACAATCTGGAACAACTCAATCTTATGTTACTGGAGCAGCTACTTCTACTGGTGATACTGTAACTGTTACTTGTACTGTTAGTACTGGAACATATGGTTATCACGTTTCAACGTCAGTTTACGGTACTCCGGTAAACTGTACTGCAGCAGTAACAACTAATTCTGGTATCAGAGATACAACTAGTTATGGACAACCAAACAATAGTGCTTATCACTCAGGAAATAATCCTAAAGGTGTTATAACAGTAACACCTACCTCTGCGGCAGAAGGTGGTTCATACACCGCTTATGTAGTACATAATTTTTTCTATGCGAATTATGAAGGAGAAGTAAACGAATGGATGAGATGGTCAGGAAGTCAATATGGAAAAATAACAGGATCTCATGCAAGTAATGCTAATTTTAGTTCAGGTCAAATAGCATTTAGTGCGATTCAATCTGTATTCGGAGGATCTAGTCCTATAAGCTTATCAGAATATGTCGAAGGAGGATCTTACGTTCCTGATAACGACGATAACGATGCAGTATCTAATACCACTGGAGAAAGTGGTGGTATGAGTCTATCTGATTACAGAGATACTACTACAGTTGTACCAATATTTAATTCTGGTACTTTAAGTATGGTTTATCGTGTCGATAATTTGCCCGGTAAAGGTGGTGGACAAATGTCACGTAGAGGGTATAATGTAGGAGTTCATTCGTATAGAGCACCAGTTTGGACAAATTTAGGAAGTACCACTAATAGATTAGTTACAATTAATAGCTCTTCTTATGCAGATTTCGATGGATTATTTGTTCATTATTATTATGGATATTATGCACTTAACATAATTATGTCAGGAGCTAATAATGGTAGTTCTCCTCCAGCAAATTCAACGTGGACTACTTTAAAACTATATAACTCTTCAGGAACCCTTCAACTTACCAGAGCTAGAAGTGGTATGTCATCTGGTACTGGAACACTTCAGAATTATTCAACAAAATCAAGATACTGGACTGTCGCTGCGAATTCTACAATGTATAACCTTATGACATCGTCAAATGGTGGTTATGTAACTATCGAGTAGGAATATTTAACGTATAAATAGAATAAAGAGATTTAAAAAATGGCAAAACCAAATACAAGAGCAACATTAATTTCATACTGCAAAAGAGCATTAGGCCATCCTGTGATTGAAATAAATGTTGATGATGATCAAGTAGATGATAGAATAGACGAAGCTCTACAATTTTATCAAGAATATCATATGGATTCAATGGAAACTGTTTTTCTAAAACATTTACCAACTACTACCGATATTGCAAATGGATATATTACAATTCCAGATTTAGTAACAAACGTAAAAAGAGTGTTTCCAATGGATGAACATGTATCTAATAATTCTATGTTTGATATTAAGTATCAGATTCATTTAAATGATATATATTCGTTGGGTTATATGGGAAGTTTAGTTAATTACGAAATATCAAAACAATGGTTAGCTATGGTTGATCTTATTATCGATAATGACGATCATCATTATGATTTTAATCGCCATAGAAATACATTAAGAATCGATATGGATTGGGAAAAAGATATTGTAAATCCAACTATATTTAATAAATCAGTGCTTGCAATTTCCGGAAAATATGTGATAGATGGCGTTCTTGAAGGAGAAATTAATTTAGATCATGCTGCTACTCATACATTTAATCTTTCTCATGGAACAATGAACGGACATCCTTTAAACATTTCTACTACTCCAGATGGAACACACGGAGGCGGAAGTGCACTTTCTACAGGTGAAGTTGTAATTACTGGAACCGCAGGTTCAACCGGAGCAAAACTAGAATTTACACCTGCTAAGAATGCAAGTGGAAATTATGAAGATGCCACGTACTATTATTATTGTCCTAATCATGCTAACATGGGTGGAAAAATAAATGTGAGTGTTAAATCACAATATATAATGTTAGAATGCACTAGAATATTAGAACCTACTACTTATACAGATATATACAACGATAATTATTTAAAAAGATATGCAACTGCATTGATCAAAAGACAATGGGGAGCAAACTTAATTAAATTCGAAGGAATGGTAATGCCAGGTGGTGTTACATTTAATGGTCGTCAATTATTTGATGATGCGAACGAAGAAATACTAAAACTTGAAGAAGAATGCAGATTGAATTGGGAAGATCCAATTGACTTCATGACGGGGTAAAACGTGGCAAGATCAGTTTACTTTTCTCAGGCTGTAAAGTCCGAGCAAAATTTATACGAAGACCTTGTGATAGAATCCTTAAGGATTTTTGGACAAGATATGTATTACCTGCCTCGAACAATTGTATCTAAAGATGATTTATTAGGAGAAGATCGAGCATCTAAATTTGATGATTCCTATATGATTGAAGGGTATATTGAAAATACTGAAGGATTTGAGGGAACAGGAGATTTATATTCTAAATTTGGTTTAGAAATAAGAGATGAAGCAACTTTTATTATTTCTAAAAGACAATGGGAAAAATTAATAGGACTTTACGAAGGTGATAATCCAAAAGATAGACCTTTAGAAGGAGATCTATTATTCCTTCCAATGACAAATAAATTCTTCGAGATTATGTTTGTTGAACATGAACAACCGTTTTATCAATTATCAAATTTACCTGTTTATAAATTACAATGCTCATTATTCGAATACAATGATGAAGACTTTGAAACTGGTGATGTTGGAATTGATTCAGTACAAGCTAATTACTCATATCAAACAACAATCGAATACACATGTGCTGTACAAAATGATCATCCAGTAGTTGGAGAAATATTAACACAACAACTATCAAGCTCACCAGCTATTAGCGTATTCGGAGAAGTACAAACACTTGATATACTTTCATCTACAACTGGTAGAATAGGTGTATCTAATATTGGTGTAAGCGGTATTGCTGAAGCACGAGACTTTATAGCTTCTTCTACATTAACCGCATCAGCTGCTCAAGAAAATGGTGAAGCAGCTCATATAGTAACAATAACAAAAGTTTATGATATCGGAGATAATAGTAGCTTCGTAGATCCTACAGATGAAAATGCAGATAATGTCTCATTTGAAGTAGATGCTGACGGATTCTTAGACTTCACTGAAAATAATCCTTTCGGTGACCCATCGGATAATTACTAATGTTTGGTTCTCATTTCTATCATTCAACATTAAGAAAAGCTGTATCGGTTTTTGGTACAATTTTTAATAATATAACTGTGATTCGTTTAGATGGATCTGGTGGTGTATTAAATCAAATAAAAGTTCCATTAGCTTATGGACCAAAACAAAAATTCTTAGCTCGATTAGAAGAAAAAACTGGTACTGATGCATCGATGGCACTTAAACTTCCTCGTATGTCATTTGAAATTTCTAGTATAGAACCTGATACTTCGAATAGATTAGGTAAAATGCAAACAGTAGAAGAAAGGCATGGAACAGATGCAAGTAAAAAACAAACAGTAAAACATGTTACTCCATATAATATTGGAATGCAATTAAGTATATTAGCTAAAAACCAAGATGATGGATTACAAATATTAGAACAAATATTACCATATTTTCAACCAGAATATTCGGTTACAATAAAACCAATAAACGGATGGGATTATAAACAAGATGTTCCTATTGTTTTAACAAGTACATCTATAGAAGATGAATACGAAGGTGATTTTGCATCTCGAAGGGTTTTAACATATACACTTGATTTTACAATGAAAATGAGATTTTTTGGACCAACACAAGATCAAGGAATTATTAAAGAAATCGAAATCGATTATTTTAATCAAGCTAATACATCTGAAAAATATAGTGGATTAAATTACAAGCTGGATCCAACAACTGCAGAAGAAAGCGATACACTTATTACTTCAGGAAGTCCTGGAACGGATCAATATAAAGTTGTTACATCTTATGATCCACTAGGAGTACCAGATAGCTTTACGATTACAACTACTACTCCTTCTGGTACATTTGCTCAACAAGAAATTGTTACATCATCTGTAACTGGTCATACAATGGAATTAAGTAATGCAGTATTACAATCTCCAAGTGGAGCAATATTGACGGTTGCAGCACCTTCGGGTTGGTTGCAAGTTGGCGAAACATTAACTGGACAAACTTCGGGTGCTACCGCGAATGTTGCCAGTTACACATAAATTATATATAAATTATGGATAAGAAAAAGAAAATAGAAGATAGTCTCGCAAAGAACTTACCACAGAAAAACAAATCTGTTCCTCAAGTATACATCGATGATAAAGATATTAAAGATGATTACGAATTTTCACGCGATACATACAGAGATCTTATTCACAACGGAACAAGATCTTTAGATGTTATGCATGAATTAGCAAGAGAATCAGAACATCCAAGAGCATTTGAAGTATTAAGTAATTCAATTAAAAACATTGCTGATGTTACAGATAAACTAATGAATCTTCAAAAAATTAAAAAAGATTTAAAGAAAAAAACACCTGAAGAAGAGTTACGAAACGTAACAAATAATAATGTATTCGTTGGAAGTACAACAGATCTGCAAAGAATGTTAAATGCAAAAGATGATGTGATAGAAGTTAATGGCAAGAATAAAGAATAACGAATTCGGTTACCTAGGAAACACTAATGTCAAAAGAGATGGTGTTGAAGAAGGTTTTACCGTTGAACAAGTTAGAGAATACAAAAGGTGTATGGAAGATCCTGCGTATTTTGCAACAACATATGTAAAAATTATTTCTTTGGATGATGGTTTAGTTCCATTCGAATTATATCCGTATCAAGCAGAAATGTTCGAACATTTTAATGCGAATCGATTCAGTATGTGTTTAGCATGTCGACAAAGCGGTAAATCAATTTCAAGTGTTGTATACTTATTATGGTATGCATTATTTCATTCAGAAAAAACAATTGCAATCTTAGCTAATAAAGGTGTTGTTGCCAGAGAGATGTTAGCTCGTGTAACATTAGCTTTAGAACATATCCCATTCTTTTTACAACCAGGAACGAAAGCACTTAATAAAGGTTCTATTGAATTCTCAAATAATTCTCGTATAATAGCAACCGCAACTTCAGGATCTTCAATTAGGGGATTATCTGTTAATTTATTATTCTTAGATGAGTTTGCTTTCGTAGAAAATGATGCAGAATTCTATACATCTACATATCCTGTAATTTCATCAGGTACTGATACTAAAATTATTATAACATCTACCGCAAACGGAGTAGGTAATATATTCCA